CAACCCAAGGCTATCGCCAAGAAGACCGCGAGATTTAGATGACCACTTCTGGCCTGTCAGCATTTAACCTCGACCTCAACGAGATCGTCGAGGAAGCCTTCGAGCGTGCGGGCGGTGAGCTGCGCACGGGCTATGACCTGCGCACGGCGCGGCGTAGCCTCAATCTGCTGTTTGCTGACTGGGCCAACCGTGGCATCAACATGTGGACGTTCGAGCAGGGTGTCATCACTCTGTCTCCTGGCCAGCCGACCTACGCGCTGCCGGACGACACGGTTGATCTGATTGAGCACGTCATCCGCACAAGCCCGAACGTGCCGAACAATCAGGCCGACCTGACCATCACTCGGATCAGTGTTTCTACGTATGCCACGATCCCCAACAAGTTGGTCACAGGCCGACCGATTCAGGTGTATATCCAGCGCCTGACGGCCCAAGAGTCGCTGATGGGGATCACGGTAGCCGCCCCTGGGGTGAACAGCGTGGCTACATCCATCCCGGTATCGTCTGTCAACGGTATCCCGAATGCGGGGTTCGTTCGTATCGGTACCGAGCTGATCTTCTACAACGAGTATCAGGCTGCGGAGAACGGTAACCCGGCGTACCTGCTGAATTGCTGCCGTGGCCAGGACGGGACTACCGCAGCCAGCCATGCCGCAACCGCCCCGATCTATCTGTCTCAGAAGCAGTCCATCACTGTTTGGCCGACTCCGCAGCCCGGCATCACGTATCAGTTTGTGTACTGGCGCATGCGCAGGATGCAGGACGCAGGTGGGGGCGTGAAGACGATGGACATTCCGTTCCGCTTCCTGCCCTGCCTTGTGGCTGGACTGGCGTACTACTTGGCGATGAAAGTGCCGGGCGCAGCCGAGCGGCTAGTGTTGCTCAAGCAACAGTATGACGAGGCATGGCAGCTGGCCGCTGATGAGGATCGGGAGAAGGCCGCTGTGCGGTTTGTGCCGCGTCAACAGTTCATTGGTGGTGGCACGTAATGGGTAATAGGTTCGCGTCAGGCAAGTACGCGATTGCCCAGTGCGACCGCTGCAACTTCCGTTTCAAACTCAAGGTGCTCCGCAAGGAGATCATCAAGACCAAGAACTACGACTTGCTTGTCTGTCCTCAGTGCTGGGATCCCGACCAACCGCAGTTGCAGTTGGGCATGTATCCGGTCGATGACCCGCAAGGCTTGCGCAACCCGCGCCCGGACAACAGCTACGTGCAGTCTGGCAACACCGGTTTGCAGCTTGTGGACACGACGGCGAACACGAAGGACGCAGTGGGTTACCCGAGCGAAGGCAGTCGAGACTTCCAGTGGGGCTGGAATCCGGTAGGCGGAGCCAGCGGAATTGATGATGGGTTGACACCAAATAACTTGGTGTTGCAGGTTCAAATTGGTACAGTCACGGTTGTGGCGACATAGGAGCGAAAAATGGCAGGCGTTAAAGAAATGCTGAAGCAGCACATGGCCAAGGGCAAGGGCGCACACCCTGATCCCGCCGTCAAGAAAATGCGTGCTGGTGGCAAGACCAACAGCGACATGCTGAAGATGGGTCGTGGTCTGGCCAAGGTGGCCAACCAGATGAACCCTGGCCGCAAGCAGAAAGGTGTCTGACATGGCTACCTATAAAGTTCCCAAGATTGTTCCCAACGTCGTTGTTGGCGAAGAGGACAACAAGAAGTATCTGCGTGAGGCCAACGTGTCTGTGGCCAACGTGCGTAGCGGCGAGTACAAGCCGACCAAGACCTCGGGTATAAAAATCCGTGGTACTGGCTGCGCCACCAAGGGCACGATGGCCAGGGGGCCGATGGCGTGAACTACACGCAACTCAGCAACGCCATTCAGGCGTATACCGAAAACCCGAGCAGCGATTTCGTTGCTCAGATACCCGTTTTCGTTCAACAAGCTGAGCAGCGCATCTACAACACGGTTCAGTTCCCTTCGCTTCGCAAGAACGTCACCGGCTACACCACGGCAAACAACAAGTACCTTCAGTGCCCCTCAGACTTCCTGGCGGTGTACTCGATGGCGGCAGTTGACGCCACGGGGTCGTACGAGTACTTGCTGAACAAAGACGTGAACTTCATCCGGCAGGCGTACCCGAACCCGAGCACGGACAAGGCGATCCCCCGCTACTACGCACTGTTTGGCCCGCAATCTTCAGATCAGGATGAACTGACGTTCATCCTTGGCCCCACGCCCGACGCGTCGTACGAGATCGAGCTTCACTACTTCTACTACCCCGAGTCAATCACGGTGGCTGCAAATGGCCAGACTTGGTTGGGCGACAACTTCGACACGGTGCTGCTGTACGGTTCGCTTGTGGAAGCCTACACCTACATGAAGGGTGAGCAGGATATGCTCGCGCTGTACAACCAGAAGTACATGGAAGCCCTGCAACTCGCCAAGCGCCTGGGTGATGGTCTAGAGCGCAGTGATGCATACCGCAGTGGCCAGTCGCGTCTGGCCCCACTGCCGCAGAATAACGGGGTCAAGTAATGCCCATCGAGCAAGGCGCGACCAATCAGTTCAAGGTGGGCTTGGCCTCTGGCCAGTTCAACTTCAGCACTGACACGTTCAAGATGGCGCTTTACACGGGCGGTGCCAGTATTGGGCCGACCACGTCTGCGTACACAACGGCAAGTGAAGTCGCTGCTGGTGGCGGCTACACCACGGGTGGAAACGTGTTGACTGTTTCGGTACAGCCTACGACTGGCCCCAACCCTAACAACACGACAATGTATTTGTCGTTCGCAAACGTCACGTGGAACCCGGCATCGTTTACTTGCCGTGGTGCACTGATCTACAAAGTTGGTGGGGGCAACCCCACTGTTTGCGTTCTTGATTTTGGCGGGGATAAGACCGCCACCACCTCTTTCCAAGTGCAGTTCCCCGTTGCGGACAGCACCAACGCGATAATTCGAGTCGAGTAATGTTTAGCGCAGACGGATCAGCAGAAGTCGGCACCGTTTTGGTTCACTCGGTGAGTCATCGCGGCTTTACGCCTGACGAGCTTGCTGAACAGGCTCTGAACAAAATAATTTATGTGGGGGATCAATCCCATCCGGCCATCCGCGATCAGGCCAACGCCTATCGTGACCATATCCGGGCGGTGTTGACCTTCTATATGCAGCGTGCAATCCAGTCGAACAATACGACTCTTGCAAACCGGCTTCGTGAAGCGGGTCATCCTGAACTTGTAAAACTTTTGGAGGCTTGAAATGCCCGGATTTACCACAGCAATGCCGACCTCCTTCAAGGTGGAAATCTTGAGGGCCGTCCACAACTTCACCGCCTCGACGGGTAACACCTTCAAGATCGCTCTTGGCAAGGCTACTGCGTCCATCACCGGCACTTATGGCGCTGCCACGACGAGTTACACCGACCTGACCGGCAACAGCGACCAACTGCCCAACGGCAGTGGCTATACCACGGGCGGCAACACGCTGACCTCGGTTACGCCGGTTGCGGATGGCACCACGGCAGTCTGCGACTTTGCGGATACCACTTGGACCTCGGCCACGTTCACCACATCTGGCGCGATCATCTATAACGACTCTGCCACGGGTGACCCCGCTTGCGCGGTGCTGTCGTTTGGTGGGGATCAGCAAGTGTCGTCTGGTGACTTTACCATTCAGTTCCCCGCAGCCGCAGCCGCAACCGCCATCATTCGGATTGCGTAAGTGAGTTAACGTGGCAACCGGATGGGGTGACCGCCCTTGGGGCTTTAACAATTGGGGCGGGGAAGGCACAATCCTTCCCCTTTCCGGTTGGGGCGCCGACACCTGGGGCGCTGGTCCGTGGGGTCAGAACAGCATCTCCGTCCAAGGTACAGGTGCTGTTGGCACAGTATCGTTCTCCGTTTCTGTCACGTTTATCCCGACAGGGGTTTCCGGCATCGGAGCAGTTGGCGCCGCAACGCCGCAGGCCCGATTCACGCTCACGGGCGTATCGGCAAACGGTCAGATTGGCACCGTCACCCCAGAGGTGGCGTTTACGCCAGCAGGAGTCCAAGGCGTTGGGCAAATTGGCAACTTCTTTGTCAACGTCAACGACTTCATCATCCCGATTGGGGTTGAAGGTGTTGGCGCGGTTGGCACCCCGCTTATTCGGATTGGCAAAGCCATCACGGTTGCGGGGGTTCAAGGTACAGGTGCGGTTGGCACAACGGTCCCCGAGGTTACGTTTACACCCGCCGGAGTGCTTGGCACAGGGAACGTTGGTAGTGTCACCTTCAAGGTTGACGAGACCATCATCCCGACCGGGGTGGCCGGAACCGGACAAATCGGTGCCGTTACTCTTGTCTACAACGGCGGGGTGTCCCCGACCGGGGTTGTTGGTACAGGTGCAGTTGGAACCGCAGTTGCCAATGCTATCAAGCGACTTACCGGGGTTTCAGCGACTGGACAAGTTGGCACTGTTGCCTTCAAAATCAACGACAGTATTACGGTCACTGGAGTGCAGGGCACTGGCGCTGTCGGAACTGTTCTAATTCGCGGATGGAGTGTCGTGAATACCAACCAAAATGCAAATTGGGGCGCGGTATCTACTACGCAAAACGCGGGTTGGACAATCATCAATACGCAATAGGAGCATTAGATGCCCACCTCATACACCTCCCTTCTAGGCCTTGCCCTTCCGGTCACGGGTGAACTCTCCGGCACCTGGGGTGACACGGTCAATGACTACATCACTCAGTACCTTGATGCGTCGGTGGCCGGAACGCAGACCATCAGTGGAAGCCAGACTGCGGTCACCTTGAGCAAAACCACGGCATCGTCACTGTCTCAGGCGGGGACAGGATCGACTGGTTCGTCTCAGTACGTAATCATCAACTGCACGGGTAACCCCGCTTCGCTTTTGACGATCACTGCACCTGCGGCCAGTAAGCCTTACATCGTCATCAACGGCACTTCAACTTCGCAGTCCGTCAAGATTGTGGGGGCAGGCCCGACCACGGGCGTGACCATCCCCTCCGGGCAGCGTGCCCTGGTCGCTTGGAACGGCAGCGACTTCGTTCAGGTCGGTGCGTCAGCCGGTGGTTCAAACACCCAAGTCCAGTTCAACAGCAGCGGGGCTTTGGCGGGATCGGCAAACCTGACCTTTGACGGCACGACGCTGACTGCCAATACGCTGGCGTTGACGAACCCGCTGACTGTTGGGAATGGTGGAACGGGCCTTTCAACGACAACCGCCTATAGTGTGGTGTTTTCAGGAACCACTGCAACGGGCAACTTCCAAGCGTCAGCGGGTCCAGGTACTTCTGGTCAGGTGCTGACATCCAATGGCGCGGGGGCACTTCCCACCTTCCAAGCCCTTCCCGCTTCTGGCGTTTCCAAGGGCCAGAGCATCGCTTTCGCAATGATCTTCGGCCTGTAAGGAGCAAACATGGCAAACCCAAACATCGTCAACGTTGCCGCAATCTACGGCAACAACGCAAGTGTCTCGCTGTCTACCACGAGCGCCACAAGCATCGTGAGCAACGCCGCTTCTAGCGGCAAGGTGTTCAAGATCAACACCATCATGGTGGCGAACGTGGACGGCACCAACGCGGCGGACATCACCATCAACAAGTACAGCGCGGCGGCTTTGGGCGGCACGGCGTTCCCGATTGCCTCGACCATTTCGGTCCCGGCAGACGCCACCCTGATCATCGTGGACAAGACCACCTCCATCTACCTGTTGGAGAACGAGTCCATCGGTGCGACGGCGGGCTCGGCCAGTGACTTGGTGGTGACTGCCTCTTGGGAAGAAATCAACTCCTGATAGGAGGCAGCGATGCCGCTTCGTCCTCCTGCCGGGTTCATCTCGGCAAACTATGACCCGCTGAAGAACCCGGATGCACCCACTGGCGTGAGCGCCACGGGTGGCGATGCTTCGGCGTCGGTGTCGTTTACCGCCCCTGCCAACGTAGGCGGCTCGGCCATCACGGCGTACTACGCAGTCTCCAACCCTAGCCAAGTCACTGTCTCGGGGACATCTTCTCCGATCACCGTCACTGATCTGAGCAACGGCACGAGTTACACGTTCCAAGTCTGGGCGCTGAACAGTTTTGGCCCTGGCCCCTTCAGCGCGGCCAGTGGAAGCGTTACCCCCGCTGCCATTAGAGGTCTGTTTGCAGGCGGAACGCCAAGCAACCAAGCCAACGTCACCAACACGATTGACTACATCACCATTGCAACAACTGGAAATGCATCTTCGTTTGGTGAGTTGAATAATAGGACTTATTATTTGGCCTCGGCCTCTAGTTCTTCTAGAGGCTTGTTTATGGGCGGCGTTACAAACGCGGGCAATGGGACCAATGTTATTGATTATGTAACCATCGCCACCACAGGAAACGCTTCTGATTTTGGCGACTTGAGTTCCCTTTGGTATACAGCCGCTGCTTTGTCAAACTCAACTCGCGCGCTGATTGGTGGCGGAGATCAAAATGGGAACCAAACTAATGCCATAAGTTATGTAACTATAGCAACGCTTGGAAACTCCGTATCATTTGGAACACTTTCCACGGGATCAAGAAATTCTCCTGCCGGTTGTGCCTCAACTACCAGAGGTTTGTTTGCAGGCGGCTTTGCTTTCGTCGGAGATTTTGTTTATTACAATGTCATTGATTATGTAACTATATCGACCACGGGTAACGCCACAGATTTTGGCGATTTAACCCAAGGAAGAAATGGTTTGTCGGCGCTCTCTTCAAATACAAGAGGTGTATTTTGCGGTGGAAATACCAACGTTGAGCGTATAAACATAATGGATTACGTTACCATTGCTTCAACCGGAAACGCGACTGATTTTGGTGACTTGCTTGGCAGAAACTACAATTTATCGGCCACATCTTCTTCTACTCGCGGCGTAGTTGCAGGCGGAAATGTTGATGGAGCCGCTACTAACGTAATTCAATACATTACCATAGCATCCGTAGGAAACGCCACAGATTTTGGCGATCTCACAACGGAACGTAACGCTTTGGCAGCCTGCTCTAACGGTCACGGAGGTCTATAACCATGCCTAGTTATTCCGGCGTATGGACTCTCACGGCTCAGTTTCAGGCCATCGGCAGCCAGTTGTGGCCGATGGGGCCGGGTGCTCCGACGAGCGTTTCTGCAACAGCGGGCGACGCTTCAGCAACTTTAACCTTCACCGCACCTACGTTTACCGGCGTTCCTCCGGGCATCACTGGTTATCTGGTGACCTCATCCCCCGGCGGTATCACAGCCACAGGATCGGCTTCTCCAGTAACCATTACTGGCTTGACCAACGGGACAGCCTACACGTTTAACGTTCAGGCAACCAACGGGGTTCAGTACGGACCCGCCGGTACGAGCGGTAGCGCGACGCCTGCTGCGCCGCGAGGTGTATTTGGCGGCGGCAGCAACAACCTTGGCTACATTAACATCATTCAGTACGTGACGATTACCACAACTGGTAACGCCACAGACTTTGGCGACCTGACCATTGCCGCTCAAGATTTGTCGGGATTGGGGTCAGCAACTCGTGGTATTTATGGTGGTTTTTATTATGGCGCATCACCGGATATAAACACAATCAACTACATCACCTTTGCCACTACTGGAGACGCGGTTGATTTTGGGGACATGATTTCTCAAGTCCGCACCAGAGCCGGGTTTAATTCCGCAACTCGCGGGATTTTTGCGGGCGGTATAAATAGTGGTGGAACTCCAACAGCAGCCATAGAATACATCACCATCGCCTCTACCGGGAACGGTACAAATTTTGGCAACATGAGCAATTCCAGTCGTTCGGTTGGTTGCTCGTCTCCAACACGAGGATTGATGGCGGAAACTTACATAAGCGCCACGTTTTCAAACGTAATTGAGTACGTCACTATTGCTTCTACGGGCAACGCCACAGACTTTGGTGATTTAACCGTTTCTAGACTTTCACTTGGTTCTGGCTCCAACGCCACAAGAGGTGTATTTGCGGGTGGTTATGACGTATCTTCAACCGTGTTAAATGTTATTGACTACGTCACCATTGCAACCACAGGGAATGCCACAGACTTCGGAGATTTAAGTGCTGCGCGGTACGACATTGCCGGAGCGTCTTCATCCACAAGAATTGTTTTCGCTGGAGCCAAAGACTCTTCGTTTGCAGCGGTTGGATTTTTGGACTACATAACAATTGGAACAACAGGAAATAGCACCAATTTTGGCAATTTGGTGAGCACAGCGTATGCTTGCGGCGCTTGTTCCAACACCAACGGAGGCGTGCAATGAGTCATCAATGGCCCGGTGGCCTGATCCGCAAGACACCTCCCACTCCGGCAGGCCCGTTCCAAGACGGTGCTGCTCCGGGGGTATGGACGCTAGACCAGATGACCTACTGGCTCAAGCAAGGGCTGTGGCCGATTGCGGGGAATGCTGCGCCTGTGGGGTTAGTTGCTGGAGGCGAGGATAGCGGCAGAACAAATGTTATCAACAAAATAGTGATTTCCACGACCGGAAACGCTACAGATTTTGGTGATCTTTTGTCGGCCACAACTGAATTGGCCGGGTGCTCTTCTGATACAAGAGGAATATTCGGCGGTGGAACAACCGCTTCGGGAACAGTCAATGTTATTCAGTATGTGACATTTTCGTCTTCTGGAAGTGCAACGGATTTTGGAGACTTGACGCAAGCCAGATTCTATTTGGCTGCTTGTTCTAATTATGTAAGGGGTTTGTTTGGTGGCGGATATTCTGCTCCAACAAGATTTAACATCATTGATTACATAACAATAGCATCAACAGGAAATGCTACTGACTTTGGTGATTTGACGGCGACCACTTATGTTCCGGCAGGATGCGCCTCTTCAACAAGAGGGCTTTTTGGTGGCGGCGCGACAACCGTAAATACAAGCACGATTTCTTACATCACAATTGCTTCCACGGGGAACGCAACATTTTTTGGAAATTTAACTACTGGACGAGCATCTGTTGCTTCCTGCGCTTCGGAAACAAGAGGATTGTGGGCGGGTGGAAACGATGGGACAAACAATCTAAATATTATTGACTATGTCACGATAGCCACAACTGGGAATGCGACAGATTTTGGCGATCTTCTTGCCAACACAAATGCCCCAACAGGTTGCGCATCAAGCACCAGAGGAATTTTTGCGGGTGGTGGAAGTACAAATGTTATTGCGTATGTAACTATTGCTTCCACAGGAAATGCAACTGACTTTGGAGATTTGTTGAGTGGTGTTCAATTTGCAGGAGCCTGCTCCTCCGCTGCCGCCGCAGTCCAACCCACGCCGACGAGTTCGCAGATGGCGTTTTTTGCCGGTGGAGAAGTTGTTGGGGGTGCGCCAACAAGTGCTGTTCAATATGTAAACATTGCAACTACTGGCAATGCTTATATGTTTGGCTCACTGACAATAAATCGATACAGTACAACCTCATGCTCATCAAGTACAAGGGGTATTACTGCTGGGGGTTATACAACCAATCCGTCTGGGCAGAACACAAACTCAATTGAATATTTGACCTTATCTTCGTTTGGAAACGGCGTTGATTTTGGCGACTTTGCAGGCACTCGTTATGAGTTTGGTTCGTGTTCAAATGAGACAAGAGGGCTGTTTTTTGGCGGAAACGGTGGTTTAGGAAACTATAACAACGTGATTGACTACATCACTATTGCATCGGTGGGAAATGCCACAGACTTTGGTGATTTAACGCTTGGCGTAACTGGGCCAACTGGATGCGCGTCATCAACACGCGGGCTTTGTGCAGGTGGTCGGTATTTTAGTGGCGGCAACGTGTACTCAAATACGATTGGGTACGTGACTATTGCTTCTACCGGAAACGCTACAGGCTTCGGAGATTTAACCGTCGCAAGGGATAACTTGGGCGGGTGCTCATCGTCAGTGCGCGGGTTGTTTGGTGGCGGATACACATCGTCTGGCGGCAACCAAAATGTGATTGACTACGTAACAATCGCTTCTACTGGAAACGCTACAGACTTTGGTGACTTGCTAAGTGCGGTTAGGTCGCTTACGGCAACTTCGTCTTCTACAAGAGGTTTGTTTGCGGGCGGTTATGATACAAACCCGTTGAATGTTATCCAGTATGTAACGATTGCGTCCGCAGGAAACTCTGTTGATTTTGGAGATTTGATGATGACGGTCCAAACGCAACCCGGTGGATTTTCAAATTGCCACGGTGGCATCTAACCCAAGGAGAACCCTTTGAACGATCTGATCATCAGCAACATGAACACCGCTCTGGCGGTGAAGAAGCCCGAGTACAACCTGATGCTGAAGAACATTCAGGATCGGATGCCTGCCGTCGTGCGGGACACGAGCAACTTCCACAAGAGCCACAGCCAGTTCATGCAGGTGACTCTGGACGTGACGGCCATTACGCCGATCCGCTCCATTAAGCACACCTTGGCTGAGATCGACCGTACCCGTGGGGCGCTCCAAGAGGCGTACATCAACCTCCGCAAGAAGCAAAACGACCTCAAGAAGAAGGAGCGTGAACTCGCCTCCTGCACGGACGAACTCGACCGGGAACTGCTTGAGATCGAGATTCTGGAGATCAACAGCCACCTTGAGGGCACCCAGAACGCCGTAAACGGTGCCATCCGCAAGATGAACTTCTTCGTCAATCAGCACAAGCAACTGCTTGAGAAGGTTGGCCGGGAAGAGATCACGGAAGAGGACTACGAGCGCGAGGAGTCCCGCTACCACATTATGACCTGCATGAAGCAGGCTCTGAACGCCGCCCGGTCGCGTAACGGCATGATCGACGAGGGCAACCTGATCTATCTGTTTGACCTGGGTATCAACGCTGCTCAGGCGCAGGCTGAAGTGTTTGCCTACCTGAACATGGAGAACCAACTCATCTCCAACGGTCAGGCTCCCACGCACGAGATGACGATGCGGTGGTTGGAGGCTTGTGCAGATAAGTGGGCAGAAGACCCGGCCAAGTTCGCCGCCCGTCGCGGCTTCTCGGTGTTCGACCGTTCGTCCCTGACCAACTCGCCTCTGCTTGAGCAGGCTCCTGACCCGGATCAGAAGGCGGCGTGATGCATCTGGTCATCGGCACCCCCTGCTACGGCGGGATGATGTGTACGGAGTACACGCAGTCTCTCTTGTCTCTCAAGGAAGCCTGCATCCAGTACGGCATCAAGATGACCTGCATCTTCCTCGGCAACGAGTCCTTGGTGCAGCGGGGCCGAAACACGATTGCCCACCATTTCCTCAAAATGGAGGACGCTACCCACCTGATGTTCATCGACGCTGACCAGAAGTTCGTGGCGAACGACATCGCCCGGATGGTCAAGGCGGACAAGGGGATCATCGGCGGGGCAGTGCCCATGAAGGGCATCAACTGGGAAAAGGTGCGGCAGGGGGCGGTGCTGAATCATCCAAACCTGTCCAACCTGACCGGCGTGTTCAATGTGAACAAGTTGCCCGGTCACGAGATGATCGACCCCAACCTGCCGTTCCAAGTCAAGCACGTTGGCACCGGGTTCATGTTGATCCGCCGCGATGTGTTTGAGAAACTTCAGCCCCATGTGGGTTGGTACACCAATGGCGGGGTGACGATCAATCCCGAGGACAAGGTCTACGACTACTTCAAGGTGCAGAACGTAGACAACCAATTGCTCTCGGAGGACTACAACTTCTGCCATATGTACCGTGAGCATGGCGGACAGGTTTGGGTTGCCCCGTGGTGCGTCCTGGGGCACTTTGGCGCATATCTTTTCAGCGGGCAGTACGCCCAACAAGGAGCACTCGATGGCACACCATTGCATTAAGTACCGTCTCAACGCTGACGGCACCGTACCTTCTTTCCTCTGCCTGCACCCCGAAGGTGTTGGTGGGATGTTTGTTGTGGCTGATCCCGCTACGCCTAGCCCCCGCGACATGGTGATGCTGGGCCTGTCCGAAAACGACGACACGGGCGACGCTGAAGTCATCCCGACCAAGATCGACCTGCAAGCCTATCTGGCTTCCGTGGGCGCGGGATGGACTGAGCAAGACCCGGCAGACCCCAACAATCCCGAGGCTCGGGTGCCGTTTGATTCGGCCAAGTGGGCCAACTGGGTATGGGACCGTAAGGTTGCTCTAGACGCCGCAGGTTGATCATGGCTTGGTCAGACGTACTCAAGGCAGTCATTCCCATCGTGGTGGCTGCGCTCGCTTGGCTGCTCGGTCAAGTGGCGTCCTTCTCTGAGCGTCTGACCAAGATCGAGGGGCAGATGCCCGCCCTTATCACCAAGGAAGGCGTGCCCACCGACAGCCCTATCAGCGCAGAGCGTAGGGCGATCCTGAAAGAGCAACTGATGACGCACATCAACGACCTTCAGGTCAAGGTCAGGCTGCTTGAGGAACGCGAGCGTATTGCCAAAGGGAACAAGTAGTGTATGGAGCCGATCACCGGCATCCTCGCAGCAGTATCGGCAGCAAACGCTGCCTTTGGTGCCGTTAAGAAACTCGTCGCCACGGGGCGCGAGATACAGGACGTTGCTGGTCAGATCGGCAAGTGGTACGGCGCTTTCGGGGATTTCAACCGCCTAGCCAACGACAAGGCCAACAAGAAGCCCTCGGTCTTCAAGAGGCTGTTGCACGACGACAGCGTTGAGCAAGAGGCCTTGCAGATCACGATGCACAAGCAGGCGCTGATCAAGCAGGAGTACGAACTCAAGATTCTGATCGTCGCTCACTACGGTGAGAACGTGTACAACGAGATGATCATGGAGCGCATCCGGCTGAAGAAGGAGCGCGAGAAAAAAGAGCGTGAGCATCGCCTTCGGCAGCAGGAGTTCATGCTCAACGTGAAGTACGGGGCAGGGATTGCCTTCGTAGCAACCGCCCTGATTGGGGTGGGTTACTACTTACTCGACAAGGTACAGCAATGAGTTTCAGGAAGCCGCCGGAAGGCGCAAGCCGTTCAGAGAGGGAGGCCCATGTCAAGGCTCTTGCTGCGGTTTCTATTAGCCTGCTTGCTCTACTCCTTGCTGTTACAAATTACTTTGCCGGAAGGAACTCCTCTGCGGTTCTCAATGGAACCATAGAGTCCAATAACCTGTGGGCGTGGTATCAGGCCAAGAACGTCCGGGCGACCATCTACGAAGTCACCAACCATGAGCAAAAGGCCGTCAAGCAACGCGCCGACATGGATGAGATCATGGAGAAAGCCCGTGCGGCTGAGGCCAAGCGCGACGCAGCCAAGGCCAAGTCTTCTTACTACTCCTACTCGGGCATGGCGCTGCAACTGGCCATCGTCCTGTCCTCTGCCGCCATCCTGGCCGTCACCCTGAGCCTGTTCTACGCCTCCATCGGCGTGGGGGCGGTAGGGGTGCTTCTGTTTTTCTTTGCTCTAGGAGCCTGAGATGCTGTCCTTGCTTTCCACCCTTGGGGGCTTGCTGCTCTCGGGCCTGCCCAAACTGCTCGAATATTTCCAGAACAAGGCAGACCAAGCACATGAACTGCGTCTGGCTCAGGTGCAGACCGAGCGGGAACTCCAACTGGCAGCGGCAGGTTTTGCCGCCCAGGCCCGGATGGAGGAGATTCGTACCGAGCAGGTGGCGATGGAGACCGACGCTCGGATGACCGAGGCGGCTCTGGCGCATGACCAGAAGATCATGGATAAGGCTTCCCGGTGGGTGGTGAACTACACCGGCACCGTGCGGCCTACCGTCACCTATATCTTCGTCTTTGAGTTGGTGGCCATCAACGCCTTCATGGCGTGGTATCTGTGGAACCATCCAACGCTCATTCAGAGCATGGACGACATCATTCTGTACTCTGACCTGATCTTCTCTGCTGATGAGATGGCAATCCTCGGGGGCATCATCGGCTACTGGTTCGGTTCTCGCCAGTGGAGTAAGAAGTGAAACTGAGCAAGGCAGGCGAAGACCTCATGCACAAGTATGAGGGCTTTAGGAGTAAACCCTACCTTTGCCCTGCCCACATCTGGACGATTGGCTATGGCCATGTCCTGTACCAAGAGCAGATCAGGCTCCCGGTCATCCGCAAGGAAGGCTACACCGGGATGCTCCGCAACGAGTTCCCCCTGAAGCCGGAGGACAGCCGTGTCTGGACTAAGACGGAGATCGACGAACTATTCCGTGATGATGTCGGGACTTTTGAACGTGGTGTTCTTCGACTTGTTCCCGGCGTATCTGGCCGTCAAGGCTCTTTTGACGCTCTGGTCAGTTTTGCCTTTAATGCAGGGCTAGGCAACTTGCAGCGCAGCCAGATCAGGATGCGGGCCAACCGCGATGACTGGAACGGAGCGGCAGACGCCTTCCGCCAGTGGACGATGGGTGGTGGCAAAGTCCTGCCGGGTCTGGTAAAACGCCGTGAAGCCGAGATTGCCCTTTTTCTGTCTTGACAGGAAAATACCGCTATGCCGCTCCAGAAAATCCTGTTTAAGCCCGGAGTCAACCGCGAGAACACGCGATATACGTCAGAAGGCGGGTGGTACGAGTGCGACAAGGTTCGCTTCCGTCAAGGCAACCCCGAAGTCATCGGCGGCTGGACTCGCATCTCCACGAGCACTTTCTTGGGTGTGTGCCGCTCGCTGTGGAACTGGGTAACGCTGACTAGCCAAAATCTAATTGGGGTCGGCACCAACTTGAAGTTCTATATTGAGAACGGCGGGAACTACAACGACATCACCCCGATCCGCGTAACAACCACGCTGGGCGCTGACCCTTTTGCGGGCAACGGAACCACTACAGTAACGGTAACCGCCAACAGCCACGGCGCTGTGACTGGGGACTTTGTGACGTTCAGCGGTGTTACGGGTACCTATGCGGCGCTCCTTAACGGCGAGTTTCAGCTTACTGTCCTGACGGTAAACACGTACACCATCACGGTGGCGTCTGCCATCCCTGCGGGGTCCACGGGCGGTGCTTCGGTATCTGCGGCATATCAGATCAACGTCGGCCCATCTACAGTGGTGCCGCTTACTGGTTGGGGTGCAGGCACTTGGGGCACCGGCACGTGGGGTATCGGAACGCCGAGCACGACGCAGAGCGATCTGCGGTTGTGGAGTCAAGCCAACTTTGGTGAAGACTTGATCTTTGGCCCGCGCAAGGGCGGCATCTACTACTGGGATGCGACGACTGGACTGAGCGTGCGTGGGGTGTTGCTGTCGTCTCTATCTGGCGCGTCTGACGTGCCGACGATCCAGAACGGCATCTTCGTTTCAGACATCAACCGCTTTGTGTTTGCGATGGGCTGCAACGACTACGGCAGCGCCACGATTGATCCGATGCTGATCCGGTGGTCTGACCAAGAAGACGCAGTCAACTGGACGCCCTCGGCAACTAACCAAGCGGGTAGCCTGCGCCTGTCTCACGGCTCAGAGATCGTTGCGGCAGTGCAGGCGCGTCAGGAAATCGTGGTCTTCACTGACTCTTCCATTTACTCGCTTCAGTATCTGGACGCGCCGATCTTCTGGGGTGCCCAGCTTCTGGGCGACAACATCTCCATCGTCGGCCCTAAGGCCGCTGTGATTGCCTCGGGGGTGGTGTACTGGATGGGCGTGGACAAGTTCTACGCCTACGACGGTCGCGTGCAGACGCTCAACTGCGACCTGCGTCGTTATGTTTTCAGTGACTTCAATCAAGCCCAGGCGCAGCAGGTTTTTGCCGGTACCAACGAGGGCTTCAACGAAGTCTGGTGGTTCTACCCGTCCGCCAATTCACTTAGCATCGACAAGTACGTCGTCTACAACTACGTCGAGAAAATTTGGTACTACGGCACATTGGCTCGCACGGCGTGGCTCGACTCCGGTCTGCGCGACTATCCGATGGCTGCGACCTATAACTCCACGAATCAGACGGGGCTTCTGGTTAATCATGAGCAGGGCCTGGACGACAACGCTACTGGAACGCCTGCCGCCATCAACGCGTACATCTCGTCGTCTGAGTTCGACATCGGCGATGGCCACAACTTTGGGTTTGTCTGGCGCATACTGCCTGACCTGACGTTTGAGAACTCGACGGCCAACACGCCGACCGTTAACATGACGCTCTATGGGTTGTACAACTCGGGCTCAGGCAGCGTCGATAACGCGGGGCAAGCGGTCGTCAAGGGCAGCACGTACGTGATTACCGAAGAGTTCACCGGACAGATTTACACCCGCGTGCGTGGGCGGCAGATGATCTTCAAGATCGACTCCAACACGCTTGGTACGACGTGGCAGTTGGGCGCTCCGCGTATTGACATCAGACCGGATGGGCGGCGTTGACCATGAGTTTGCTAATTGAAGATGCAACCGTCCCTGCACCCCCAAACCTGCCGTTGGCGCCAACTGCGTACGAGTCGCGTTATCACGAGCAGTTCAACAACGTCCTGCGTCTGTACTTCAACCGGCTTGACGCAATACTGAGGCGGATTGTGGCTACAACTTCTCCCATACCAATCTCCATCGGTGGCACCAACACGGACGCCTTTGGACGACTGCGGGTTAGCAACCCGCTGACCTTGTTCGACTCTTCCCACCGCTACGCGGACAACAACCTGTGGGTCAACAGCATAACCGGCACCGCAGCGGCAACGTTTAACGCCAATGAAGGGCTGATGGACCTGACGGTTGGCTCGGCCAGTGGCGACCAGATCATTCGGGAAACCATCAAAGTCTTTTCGTATCAGCCGGGTAAGAGCCTGTTGGTGATGAACACGTTTGTGTTTGGCACTGCCAAGGCCAACCTGCGCCAACGTGCGGGCTATTACGGTGCGGCCAACGGTATTTACTTTGAGCGCGAAGGCTCAACCAACTACATGGTCGAGCGCAGCAGCGTGACAGGCGCTCCGATCAACACCCGTGTTGCCCAGGCAGATTGGAATCAAGACCCACTGGACGGCACCGGTCCGTCTGGCCTGACGCTGGACTCTTCTAAGGCGCAGATTCTGTATCTTGACATTGAGTGGCTTGGTCTTGGTACGGTACGCACCGGGTTCATCATCAACGGGGCATTTGTCCCGTGCCACAACTTTGACCACGCCAATCTGGTCAACACCACCTACATCACCACCGCTTCTTTGCCGCTACGGTATGAGATGACAAACACAGGCGCAACCGCTAGTGCGAGCACGCTTAAACAGGTGTGCTCGACCGTAATCTCTGAGGGCGGGTATGAACTGCGCGGGGCGCAGTTGTCTGCCGGTAACACCATCACAAGTCCCCGCACACTGACCACTGCCGGGACGTTCTACCCTGTAGTGTCGATTCGTTTGAAGACAGCCCGCCTTGACGCGATTGCCATCCTGACGGCTATATCTATTCTGGGCATCACCAACAACGCCAACTACAAGTGGGAGGTTGTGGCGTCTGGCACCACGACTGGCGGCACATGGGTGAGCGCGGGCACAAATTCCGGGGTTGAGTACAACATCACCGGCACGGCATTCACCGTAGGTACCGGGCGGATTTTGGCCACGGGTTTCTTCCAGGGTTCCAATCAGGGTTCCAACAGCGTTGACATTTTGAAGGAAGCGTTGTTTGCCTCTCAGCTTGAACGCAACCCCTTTACTTCGACCGCCTATGAGTTAACGCTGGCCTGCACCGCCGCATCCAACGGGGATCAGGTGCTTGGCTCTCTTGACTGGGAAGAGATTAGCCGCTAGGCACCCAAACGACCTAAAATGAATTCAACCCTTTTCTTGGAGGCCGTATGAGCCTTGCTGTTCTAGCCGACCACATGGCGTCTAAGGGTCGCAACGGCGACTCCATGCTTGTCCACATGACACCGGACGAGGTGCGGGGTCTGCATGCTCTGGCCGAAGCACACGGCGGTGGGCTGACTATCAACCCAGAAACGGGTCTGCCCGAGGCTAACTTCCTCAAGCGCCTGCTGCCGACGATTATTGGTGCTGCGCTGGCCGCTACGGGTATTGGCGCTCCTATGGCTGCGCTGATGGTTGGCGGGTTTGAGGCTGTCCGCACGGGTGACCTGAGCAAAGGCATCATGGCTGGCCT